CTGAAATGATGAAATACGCATCACAACCTAATCAAAGAATATGGTATGTAGCACCAACATTTAAAATGGCTAAAGACATTTGTTGGGCTAGTTTAAAAGAAATACTTAATCAGTTTAATTGGATAGAGGATATAAACGAAACTACAATGACTATCACTATTCGAAAAACCAACAGCACAATCTCATTAAAAGGTGCTGATAATTATGATGCACTTAGAGGTACAGGTTTAAACTTTTTAATTTTAGACGAATTTGCAGATATAGATAAGCGTACATGGTTTGAGGTTCTTAGAGCATCAGTATCAGATACACTTGGAAAAGTATTATTTTGTGGAACTCCAAAAGGTTATGGAAACTGGTCTTATGAAATGTATTTAAAAGGCAAACAAGATAACGAGTGGGATAGCTTTCAATTTACTACTATTCAAGGTGGAATGGTATCAAAGGAAGAAATAGAACAAGCAAAACAAGATATTGATATTAGAACATTTAGACAAGAATTTGAGGGTACATTTGAGAATTATGCTGGGTCAATTTACTATAATTTTCACCCTGTAGATAATGTAGTTAAAAGAGATATTGATTGGACTAAATCATTTCATATCGGAATGGACTTTAACGTGTCCCCAATGTCAGCTTGTGTTGCTCAAATAGAAAAAGATAAAATATATGTAGTTGATGAGATAGTAATTTATGGTTCAAATACTGATGAAATGTGCCAAGAGATAAGAGATAGATATGGAACTAAAATTCCAATATTTATTTATCCTGACCCAGCTAGTAGGCAACGAAAGACATCTGCTGGTGGAAGAACTGATTTATCAATATTACAAAACGCTGGATTCAAAGTTAAGGTAAAACATAAACACCCAGCAGTTCGAGACAGAATAAATGCCGTCAATTCCAAGTTAAAAGATTCCAATGGCAATAGGCATATTTTTGTTTCACATTCTTGCAAAACTATTATAAAAGGACTTCAACGACAAACTTATAAGGAAAATACAAATATTCCTGATAAGGAAGATGGATTTGACCACATGAATGACGCTTTAGGATATATGATTGACTTTTTGAAACCACTTACAACAGAAACAAATTTTAACAGACCAACTAGATGGAATATTAAATAATGGCATACGAAAGAGACGAAGCTATTGAAACGCATAAAGATTACAAGGAAAACGTAAGCCTTTGGGAATATTATATTAGATCGTTCAATGGTGGTTATGACTATATGGTTGGCCAGTATCTTAACAGATACAATCTTGAATTAGATAACGAGTTTAATCAAAGACTTGCTAACACTCCTTGTGATAACCATTGTAAAAATATTATTCAAATCTACTCATCATTTTTATTTAGAGTAAAAGCTAGTAGAGACTTTGGTTCTATGGCAGACGAACCTACTTTAGATTCATTCTTAAAAGATGCTGATTTAGAGGGAAATAATTTTACATCTGTAATGAAACAAGCACAAACTTATGCTTCAATTTACGGACATTGTTTTTTAATATTAGACAAACCAAAAGTTACAACAAACACTAGAGCAGAAGAACTAGATCAAGATATTAGACCTTACCTTTCAATCTTAACTCCAGAGAATGTTTTAGATTGGAATTTTAAAAGGGAGATCAACGGAAAATATTATTTAGACTATTTAAAAGTCAGGGAAGAAGTTGATCGTTATGGCGGTACATACTTTAGAATGTGGTATCCAGATAGGATTGATACTGTTTATATGAAAGACGATAAAACAGAACCACAGATTATAGATACTGCCGATAATCTGATTGGCAAAATTCCAGCAGTAATTTTATACAATGCGAAGTCACACAAAAGGGGCATTGGTCAATCAGACCTTATGGATATAGCTGATCTGCAAAAATCTATTTACAATGAATATTCTGAAATAGAACAATTAATCAGATTAACAAACCACCCATCATTAGTTAAAACTCCAAGTGTAAATGCTAGTGCTGGTGCTGGTGCAGTTATTGAAATGCCAGAAGAAATAGAACCAAATCTAAAACCATATTTATTACAACCATCTGGCCAAAACTTAAATTCATTAATGGACTCAATCTCACATAAAGTAGAAGCTATAAATAGAATTGCACATACAGGTGCTGTAAGAACAACTAAACAACAAGTATCCTCTGGTATTGCATTACAAACAGAATTTGAATTATTAAATGCTAGACTATCTGAAAAAGCTGATAACTTACAAATTGCAGAAGAACAATTATTTAGATTATATGCTATTTTTCAAAACGCTACATTTGACGGAGAAATAAATTATCCTGATAGTTTCAATATTAGAGATTATGCAAGTGATCTAATTTATTTCCAACAAGCAAAAGCTATGAGCATTGGTTCACCAACATTTGCTAAAGAAGTTGATAAAGAAATTGCTAGAGCAGTTGTTGATGATGATGAAAAACTAAATGAAATCTTTGACGAGATAGATCAAAAAGCAGAAGTAGGCGAGTTCACACAAGACGAAGCTACACAAGAAGATCAAGAAGTAGAGCAAGAGCAGATTTAATGAATGGCAGACAAAGTAAAAGATGCAACTGTTTATCGTATTAAGCAAATAGAAATTGCAGAAGCCAACTATTACAAAACACTCACAGAAACTTTAGATAGAATTGAAAGAGACGTTATCAGATTAGCTGATACTGATTTACCAAGACAGCAAGGTAAGTTAATTGAATTGCAATCAGCTATTGCTATTAGACCTAAAATAAAAGCTATACTAGATCGTGAATATTTACCTTTTGCAGATCAAGTTGTTAGAGAGGGTTTTAATAAACAAGCTAAAAGAATTGAAAAAGCTTTTAAGTCTATTGGTAATATTCCAAAAGAATTTCAAGAACTAACAAAAGGTGATCTAGCTTTAGTACAAAGTTTAAAACAACAATATTTCACACAGTTTAAAGATGTATCAAATACATTTACAAGAAGATTATCAGAAAAGGTTTATCAAAATACTTTAGTTGGAAATGACTTTGCTGAACTAGAAAAAGAATTAAGACAAACTATAAATGGAATATACGCTAGTTCAGATGATGCAGAAGCACAGAAACTAATAGATTATATTAACGAAAATAAATTCAAGGAATCTTTAAAACCACAAGTTGATAAAGCTATTCAAACTTTACAATCTAAATTTGCAGTAGATCGTGCTGGTGAGAATATGAAACGATATGCTGGTCAGATATTAAACGATTCTTTACGAGACTTTGACGCTACCTTAAACTTCAATAAAGCAAATGATGCTGGTTTAACTTATGTTAAATACTATGGAGATGTTATTCCAACAACTAGGGAAATTTGCAGAAATGTAATTAATGGAGTATATGATAAACGAAAAGGTGGACTTTTTACAATTGATGAAGTCAAAGACCTTTGGGCAAGTAGAAGTTGGTCAGGTAAAAAATCTGGCAATCCTTTGGTTGTTCGAGGTGGTTATAATTGCCGTCATCAATGGTCTTACGTCAATCCTGATTGGTATGACGAACAAGGCGAACTAATAATATAGGAGAAAAAATGTCGGAAGAAAATAAGGTTGTTGAACCTCAAAATCAACAAGCAGAGACTACAACTGCACCTGAAACAGTAGAAACAAAAGCTAAAGAAATGACTTTCACACAAGAACAACTTGATAACATAATTAAATCAAGATTGGACTCTGAACAGAAAAAGCATCAAAGAATGTTAGATGAAATGAAAGCAAAAGAAGAAGAAGCTTTTAAAGAAAAACAAATCCAAGAAGCTAAATCAAAACAAGAACTAGAAAAGTTGATGCAAGAACGTATTGCACAAAAAGATAGTGAAATCGTTAGATATAAAAACGAAATCAAAAAGGAAAGAATAGATAATTCTATTATGTCTGTAGCATCACAAAACAATGCAGTATCACCTAATCAGGTTGTTGCTTTGGTTAAAGATCAGATAAGATTAACTGACGATAATAGGGTGGAGATACTTGATAATAATTCTAATGTACGATATAACCCTAAAGGCGAACTCTTATCTATTGAAGAAAAAGTTAAAGAGTTTTTAGACGCAAACCCACATTTCCGTAAAGGGTCTTTGTCTGGTTCAGGAAGCCAGAGTGCTGTCGAGGGTAAAACTGTAAAACCTTTCAACATTCAGGACTTAGATTTATCGAAACCAGAAGATCGTGCTAAATATTCAGAGTATCGAAAAAAGCGTGATTCAGGTGCGATAGAAATAAACTTAAACAAATAACTTAATAGGTAAATAAAATGGCAAACGAAAGCACAAGTTCTACGCTATCGGAACTATACACAGAGATAGTAGCAGAAGCACAATTCGTTGCATCAGAACAATCTATCATGAGAAATCTTGTAAGAAATTACGCTATTTCTGGTGGTGGAAAAGCAGTAGAAGTTCCTGTTTATTCAGCAGTTTCTGCGGCGGCTGTTTCAGAAGCAACTGATTTGTCTAACACAGCAATCGACCCAAGTTCAGTAACTATTACTGCGGCAGAAGTTGGCGTTATGACAACTTTAACTGATCTAGCAAGAAATGCGGCACCAAGAAATGTTGCGGCAGATATTGGTAGATTATTTGGTGAAGCAATTGCTAAAAAACAAGACCAAGACTTAATCGCATTGTTTGATGGTTTTTCAACTGCTGTTGGAGACGGAACAACTGCAATTAATGCGGCGGCGATCTTTAATGCACTTTCAACATTAAGAGGTAATGCTCTTAATATCAACGAATGTGCAGTAGTGTTACACCCTAAAATCGCTTACGACCTTAAAGCAAACTTAACTAATACTTTTGCAAACGCAAATGCAAATGACTTAGCAAACGAAGCTTTAAGAAGTGGTTTCGTAGGTTCTTTAGCTGGTATGAGAATATTTGAAACTTCAAATATGTCTAATACAGGTACTGCTGGAGACTACAAAGGTGGTGCGTTCCATAGAGACGCAATTGCACTAGCAGAAATGCAAGGTCTAAAAATTGAAACTCAAAGAGATGCTTCTCTAAGAGCAGACGAGATTGTTGCTACTGCTGTATATGGCGTTGGAGAAATCCACGACACTTACGGAGTAGAGTTACATCACGACTCATCAATACAATAATGACTAATAACTTGTGGGCTAGAAATAGCCCACAGGTCTTAAAGGAGATAAAATGGTAAAGATTAAAATAGAAGATCAAAAGATGATAAAACTCCAAAAAGGAAATAAAATTATAGAGAGAAATATTGTCGATTATGAAATCAACAAAGCTAAATGGGATTTTAAAGGTTTTAAACCTGTCCAAGATGTTGTAAAAGAAGAAAAGGTTGTTCAACTTAAACCTAAAAAAAGAAAAACAAGGAAAAAGAAAGATGAATCAGTTAATATTGATGAAGATTAGAAAATGGTCAAAATGGGTCTGGAGAAAATCTTATAATAATCCAATGTACTCAATACCTTTACTATTATTAATCGCTTATTTAGTTTGGAAGTAAGTTATGGCTAATTATACAGGTGCAGACGTAATCACAACATCTGATGTTTTAAAATATCAACCAGATGCTTTTGATTTTGGTATATCTACAACTGCAACAGAAACAGTAAATTTTCTTGCACAAACCACTAACGATATTCTAAGACAGTTAAGAATAGAATGGTGGCCTGTATATAAAACAAATATCTTTACTGACATTACAGTTTTAAACACAGCAGAAATGGTAAATACAAAAGTTAATCTAGATCAATTTGAACGTGCTGGTGTTTATTTATTTCTTGGTAGATTCTATTTACCAGCATTAACAAAATTTAGACCAGAAACAGAAAAAGATAGATTTGAAAGAATGGCAGAATATTATATGAGCCAATACAATGTTGAATGGAGAATGATCTTAGAAGATGGCGTTGAATATGATGTAGATGCTGACGGAAGTATTGTTTCAAACGAAAGAGAACCTTTACACGGATTTAGAAGATTGACTAGATAATGGCGTTAGACGTTAAAATAAAAACTAATGCTAATTTAATTCAAAAAAGATACGCAAGAATACAAAGAAGATTTAGAACTATATTTGAAAAAGGTTTATTACAAGCTGGGTTTCAATTACTAGATATTATTAGAACTAAAACAAAAAAAGGTATAGATTTTAGAGACATACCATTTAGGCCATACTCACAAGGTTATATTAAAAGATTAACAAGAGAGGGTAAGCCAACAGCAGTAGATTTATTTTATTCTGGAAGAATGTTAGGTGCTTTAACTCCCTCTACTAAAACAATAAGAAAAACAGGTACTAATAAAGTTACAGTTGGATTTAGTAATGCACAGATGAGGGAAAGAGCATTTTATAACCAAGTATTAGGAAAAACAAAGCGTGAATTTTTTGGATTTAATGATAGAACAGAAAAGATAATTGCAAAACAATTTAATAGATTTGTTGCAAGAGAATTTAAGAAAGCAAGATTATGAGTGTTAGAGAAAATATCGCATCAAACATACTATCAACTATTTCAGCTATAAGTAGCCCAATAACTATCAGAAAAGCTACAAGACAACCATTTATATTAGATGAATTATCTGAACAACAATATCCAGCAGTAATAGTTCAAACATCAGAAGAAAACAGAGACGATAGCGAACTTGGAAGTGGTGCTAAAACTAGACATGGTACTATTGATTTTGTTGTATTAGGTTATGTTAAAGGTGCAGAGTCTAATATTGATACTAAACGAAACGAACTTATAACAGCTATTGAAACAGCATTAGAATCTGATATTACAAGAAATAGTAACGCACTTGATACAGAAGTCATTCAAGTAGAAACTGACGAGGGTTCATTATTTCCTGTAGGTGGTATCAGAATGACTATTAGGTGTATGTACGAATATCAAGCTGGAACACCATAGGAGATAAAATGAAAACAGAAAAATTATTAGATAAGATTGAAAAAAAAGTTGAACAGATAGAAAAGATGCACGACAAGGAATCTATTCTATGCGAAGAAGTTAAAGATTTACTTGCGGAAATTAGAGAAAATTCAGAAGAAGAAGTCGATCAAAATTGGGAAGAAGATGAGGACGATTTAGAAGAAGAAGATTTTGACGAAGATGAGATTGACGAAGAAGAAGATAAGTAGTAAAAGGCATTATGGCTAAAGATATTAAATTATTCAAGAATGGACATGAAGTTACTATTAACGAAAGTCAACTTGATAATTTTCTAAAGCTTGGTTGGAAACTTGAAGAAGAAAAACCAAAGTCAAAACCGAAATATAAACCAAAAGAAGATAAAGGAGAATAAACATGGCAACTCATCATGGAAAAGAGGGTGTTGTTACTGCTGGTGGAACTGCGATAGGAGAACTTACAGGTTTTACTATTGAGACTACTGGAGACGTAGTAGAGGATACTCAATTATCAGATTCTGAAAAATCATTTTTAGCTGGAAGAACATCTTTTTCTGGTACTTTAGAAATGCACTATGACGAAACTGATGCACAACAAGAAACACTAACTGCTGGAAGTTCAATTTCATTTGTATTATTACCAGAGGGTAATACTTCAGGAGATCAAAGCTTCACAGGTTCTGGTATTATTACAGGTATGTCTATCAATAATGCTATGGACGGAATAGTTTCAAGAAGTGTTACTTTTCAAGGAACAGGTTCATTAACTAAAGGTACTGTCTAATACTAATTTATGTCAGTTATCGATAGAGTTAAATCTCACTTTGAAAGCTTACAGACAATTACTATTGAAGTAGAAGAATGGAAAGATGAACATGGAAATCCATCTGTGTTTTATTCTGAACCTTTAACACTTGAAGAAAAAAACATTATCTTTAAGAAATCTAATAACTTCCAAGACTTAACTGTTTTGGTGGACTTACTAATAATGAAATTATTAGTTAAAGATGATAAAGGTGAACTTCAAAAAGCTTTTAAACCAGAAGATAAATTTGCTTTAAGAAAAAAAGCAGATTCAAACATAGTAGCAACTGTAGCCAATAAAATCCTTTTAGACACTTCATTCGAGGAAGCTGAAAAAAAGTAGATAGCGACCCAGATATAAGGTCGCTTTTAGCTGTAGCAGATAGACTTCATTTATCAATCCAAGAGGTTCTTGATATGCCTGTGAGCCATTATAATCTTTGGTTAGCTTACTTGAAAAAAGAACAAGATCAGTATAATAATCAAAAGAAACTAGCAGAAGCAAAAAGGTTTAAAACATAATGGCTAATCAAAAATTACAAATAGATATAGTAGCAAAAGACCTCACAAAAAGAACCTTTGGCGGATTACAAGGTGCATTATCAAATTTAAAAAGATCAGTATTTAATCTGCAAAGTGCTTTTGTAGGTTTAGGTGCTGGATTAGTAGTTAGAAATTTAGTTAATACAGGAAAAAATTTAGAAAATTTAAGAGTAAGATTAAAATTCTTACTTAAAGATACTAACGAGGGTGCAAAAGCTTTTGAGAATATGACAAAGTTTGCATCAAGAGTTCCGTTCTCATTAGAAGAAATACAATCAGGTTCTGGAATATTAGCAACAGTTACAGATAATGCTGATGATCTACAAAAAATGTTAGAGATAACAGGTAATGTTGCGGCAACAACAGGACTAGATTTTAGAACTGCGGCAGAACAAATACAAAGATCGTTTTCTGCTGGTATTGGTGCGGCAGATTTATTTAGAGAAAAAGGTGTTAGAAATATGCTTGGCTTTAAAGCTGGGGCAACTGTTTCTATCGAAGAAACAGTAAAAGCATTTGAAAGAGTATTTGGTAGAGGTGGAAGATTTGGAAAAGCAACAGATGAATTAGCTGGTACATTCGAGGGAACACTATCAATGATAGGTGATAAAATTTTTAATTTTAAAAGAGTTTTATTAGAAGCTGGATTTTTTGAAGAACTTAAAAATCAATTTGGAGACTTAGATAAATTTTTAGAAGATAACAGTAAAAAAATTGAAGACATGGCTGTTGCTGTAGGAAAAACTTTAGCAAACGCAGTTGTAGGTGCAGTTAAACTTGGAAAAGATTTAGTTCCATTTTTAATTAAAGTTAAAGATTCATTTGTAGGATTAGTTGAAACTTTTAATGCTTTACCATCAGTTATAAAACAAGCTGGTATATTCGGTGCATTTATGCTTGGTAAAAAAGGTTTTATAGGTTTAGCTTTAATATTAAAAGCAATAGAAAAAGCAGAAGCATTTGGAGAAAAGTTTGGAAAAAAACCTTTAGAACAATCTGTCAAAATTTTACCTTTTGAAAGTGAATTATCAATACCAATAGAAATAGTTGAACCTGTTAAAAAAGTTAATAAAGAAATAGAATATAGTAATCAAATATTAAGAGACTTTGAGCATGAAATGTCTGTTGCTGTTCCATCTGCAACTGAAAAAGCTATGGAAAAATTTAAAGAATTAAATTCTAAAGGTTTAGAAAATCTTAAAAACAAATCATTAGATATTAGAAATATAATAGTAGATACTGTTGATAGTGGTATAACTAATATGTCAAGAGGATTAGCAAAAGCAGTTATTCTTGGCAATAGTTTAAAAGATACATTTAAAAATATGGCACAAACTTTAGCAATAAATGTTTTGAGTGCTATTATAGAAATAGTAGCCAGAAAAGGTGCGGAACTTTTAATAGAAAAGATGATTACTAGAGAAAAACAAAAACAAGCCGCATTAAGTACAGCGTCAATGTTCGGTGGCTTTGGTGGATTTTTTGGTGGTTTATTAGGATTTGCAAAAGGTGGTGCAGTATCAAAAGGCAAACCAGTTGTAGTAGGAGAACGTGGTGCAGAATTATTTATTCCAAACCAAACAGGTCAAATTACACAATCTGCTAGAGGTACTGGTGGAGAGGGTATAAATGTTAATTTTAATATTAACACAGTAGACGCATCAGGATTTGAAGATTTACTATTTAGATCAAGAGGTGCTATATCATCATTAATAAATCAAGCAGTAAATGAACAAGGTAGAGGGTCAGTAGTATAATGTCAGGTGCGTTTCCAATATCAAACTCTAAATTCTCTACTATGGGAATTAGATCATCACAAAATACAATTTTATCATTAACAGATAGTGGTAAAAAATTATCAAGACAAATTGACGGACAAAGATTTGGTTTTACTGCTAAGATTATTACTGCCAAACGATCTGATGTTTATGGTGAGTTAATGGGCTTTATAATGAAGCAAAGATCAGGCAAAGAAAATTTTACAATAGTTCCACCAGAAGTAAAAGATGCTAGAGGAAGCGAAACAGGAACAGTATTAGTCAATGGAATACATTCTGCTGGAGATACTACTATTGCTATGGACGGATTTGCTAGTGATACTGCTGGTGCTTTAAAAACAGGTGACTTTATAAAGTTCGCCAATCATTCAAAAGTCTATATGGTTGTAGCAGATGTAACTCCAAGTTCTAATTCAGCAACAGTTACAATAGAACCACCATTAGTATCTAGTCTAGCAGATAATGAAGCAGTAACTTATGATAGTGTCCCATTTACAGTATATTTAACAAATGATGTGCAAGAATTTGGTGCAATAGGTTCAGATGCGTCAGGAAACTTATTGTATCAATTTGAAATAGATGTTGAAGAAGCCCTTTAATGAAGAAATATAAAATCACGCACTTAGTAAGTGCCGAGTTTGTTGCAGAAGCTATTGTTACAGAAGATCAAATAGACACCAATAGGAATGATCTAAAAGACTACAAGAAACCTGATAGCAAATTTAACTTTACTATGTTAAAAGGGTCAGAGAACATAATTAGAACAACTTACGAGGAACATGACGAGAAGCTTAACGACAGCAGTAAAGAACCAACTAGCAACAAATGATATTAGACCCGTACACCTTATCACCATTGGTTTCTCTACTCCTGTTAATCTTACTGACTGTTCTTTTTCGCTAACTTCTTCAGTATCTGGTTCATCAGTAACTTATGATGCTAGTGATTTTGTTTTAGATATATCTAGTTTTAACGAACAAACTGATCTTACAAAAGGTACATTAAATCTTACATTATCTGGTGCTAATACAACTTATATTGCAGTAGTTCTAAATGAAAATGTAATTAATGATGATGTAACTATTTATAGAGGAATATTAGATAGCAACAATTCACTTATTGCTGACCCTATATTACTTTATAAAGGTACAATAGATGGTTTTGATATAAATGAAGATGAAACATCAAGTTTATTAAATTTAAAAGTCGTATCTCATTGGGCAGATTTCGATAAAAAATCTGGTCGTAAAACTAATAACACATCACAGCAAAGATTTTTTAGTACAGATGTTGGAATGGATTTTGCATCAGAAATGGTACAAGATATTAAGTGGGGTAGAACATAATGCTTAAATGGTTTGATAAACTTCTTATTAAATTAGCCAAAAAAATATTAAATAAATATGCACCCAAAGGTGAGTTTATTGCATACATTAATGAAGAAGAAGAAAAAATATTAAAGAAATTAGGTGGATATGGAAAACCTGTAAATGAAACAGGTATAAAATCTTTTTTTGATATAGGTAAATTAGTTCCAAAACCTTTAAGAAAACCTGCTAAAAAAATAATAGGTCTTGGAAAGAAAATTATTAAAACTGCTGTTAATGTAGTTCAAAAAGCTGTCTCTTGGATTACTCCTTCATTTCCTACTTTTGATGCTTCTTTTGGCGACACGCCAATGGATAATTACGAACAAGGATTATTACTTAATAAACAATCAAATGATGCTTCTATTCCTGTCATTTATGGCGAAAGAATGTTAGGTGGAACTCGTGTATTTTTAGAGTCGTCAGGAAGTCAAAACCAATCACTTTATATGGCTTTAGTTTTATGTGAGGGCGAAATTCAATCTATCGAAGAAATATATGTTGATGATAGATTAGTTACTTGGACAGGTGCATTATCACATGGAACTCAAGTAAATTCTAACGATTCTTATTATAGACGTAGTGGTGTCTCATATATTCAAGTTCAACCTTTTTTTGGAACAGATACGCAATCATCATCAAGTCTTTTAAGCACCTTATCATCATGGGGAAGTAATCACACTTTGTCTGGTGTTTGTTATCTTGCTTTTAGATTTTTATGGAACCAAGATGTATTTGGTGCAATCCCACAAGTAAAAGTAAAATTAAAAGGGAAAAAAATAGTAACATTAAATTCATCTTTAGTTGAGTCTAGTGAAACATATTCAACGAACCCAGCATTTTGTATTTTAGATTATTTAAGAAATACAAGATACGGAAAAGGATTAGCAACAACAGATATTGATTTACAAAGTTTTTATGATGCGTCAGTTGTTTGTGAAACACAAGTTACACCATATTCTGGTGGAAGCGATATAAATATATTTGATACAAACTATGCTTTAGATACAGGAAGAAAAGTTATAGAAAATTTAAGAGAGTTAGTAAAAGGTTGTCGAGGTTACTTACCTTATACACAAGGAAAATATAAATTAATTATTGAAACAACAGGTTCAGCTTCAATAACTTTAACCGAAGATAATATCATTGGTGGTTATGTACTTTCAAGTCCAGAAAAAAATTCAAAATATAATAGAGTTATAGTTTCATTTATTAACCCAGATAGGAACTTTCAGGTAGATCAATCACAGTTTCCACCAATAGACGATAGTGGCCTTGCAAGTGCAGATCAACACGCAACAATGAAAACTGCTGATGGTGGAGTTTTATTAGAGGGTCGTTTTGAGTTTCCAACATTAACATCACCATATCAAGCAGAAGAAATGGCAGAAATTATTTTAAGAAGATCAAGAGAGTCTTTAGCATTACAAGTAACTGCTGATTTTAACGCTTATGATTTAGCAATAGGTGATATTGTAGGAATTACCCACGCATCATTAGGATTTTCAGCTAAAAATTTTAGAGTATTATCTATGACTTTTAACGAAGATTATACCATATCGTTAAACTTAGTAGAACACCAAGACTCGCATTATACTTTCGCATCTAAAACACAAGTTGCTTCTACACCTACAACAACTTTACCAGACCCATTTACAACAATAGATTTGACAGAAGCTTTTGGTGCAACACCTTTAGTTACAGATGAAATAATTGAATACAATGATGGAGTAATTATAACTAAAATGACGATTGTTTTATCTGATTTATCACTTTTTACTGACTCATTTTTTGATTATTACGAAGTAGAAATATCAGAAGATGGATTTACATATAATCAAGTTGGTTCTGGTAAAAATACTGTTTTTGAAGTTTTAAATG